TGAAGTGTTTACACAATTACTTACAGAAAGAAAAGATACTGGACGAATTTATATTATGAATGTGGACCATGCTAATGATCATGGTTCTTTTGATTCGTCTAAAGCTCCTATTCGTATGAGCAACCTTTGTTGTGAGATTGATTTGCCCACTAAGCCCCTCAACTCGGCAGAAGACCCAGATGGCGAAATCTCACTTTGTACTTTGTCGGCAATTAACTGGGGGTTAATCAATGAGCCAAAAGAATTCAAAAAATACTGTAACCTCGCTGTTCGAGGTCTTGACGAGTTGTTATCGTATCAAGATTATCCAGTGCCAGCGGCTCATGAGAGCACTATGGCACGGAGGCCGTTGGGAGTGGGAATTATTAATCTCGCATATTTCCTTGCTAAACGAGGACTTAAGTATGATGAAGGATCATTGCAAACAATCGATGAATACGCTGAAGCATGGAGTTACTACCTCATTAAAGCAAGCGTGGACCTTGCCAAAGAAAAGGGACCCTGCCTCAAAAACGACGAGACAAAATACTCATTAGGTCTATTTCCTAAGGATACATATAAAAAAGAAGTTGATGAACTTATTCCACATAAAGAAAGAATGAAATGGAGTACACTTAAAAAAGACGTATTGAAACATGGTATACGTAATTCAACTTTAATGGCCTTGATGCCAGCTGAAACATCAGCACAAATATCTAATTCAACAAATGGTATTGAACCACCAAGAGCTCTAGTGTCGTTTAAACAATCCAAAGATGGCTCAATGGCACAAGTGGTACCTGGTTATTATCATTTAAGAAATAAATATGATTTGCTATGGAATCAGCCAAACCCATCAGGCTATCTTAAAATTTGTGCAGTATTACAAAAGTATATTGACCAAGGTATTTCAGTTAATACCTCTTATAATCCAGAAATGTTTGAAGACGGTAAAGTGCCTATGTCTCAAATAATGACAGATATTATTACTTTCTATAAGTATGGAGGTAAACAACTGTACTATAATAACACCTACGATGGAGCAGGTGAAATGAAAGAAGATGAACCCGTGCCAATGGCACCAATTGATGATGAAGCATGTGAAAGCTGCGTAATTTAGGAGAAAAAAATGTCAGTGTTTAAACAAAAAACGAAATCACACATGGAATCAAAGATGTTCTTTGATGGCGAGGTAGACATTGCTCGTTATGATATGTTGAAGTATCCAAACTTAGATAAGATTACAGATAAGATGTTAGGTTTCTTTTGGCGTCCTGAAGAAGTAGACGTTTCAAAAGATAGAGGTGACTTTAACAGTCTTACTGAAAGTGAAAAGCATATTTTTACGTCCAACCTTAAAAGACAAATCCTATTGGATTCAGTCCAAGGCCGTGGACCAACAGAAACTCTGATGCCAATTGCATCAGTACCTGAGATTGAACCACTAGTTCAAACTTGGGCATTCATGGAGACTATCCATAGTCGTTCCTACACACATATTATTAGAAACATTTATCCAAACCCGTCTACTGTCTTTGATACCATGCTTGATATCGAAGAAATCTCTGACTGTGCAAAAGACATTAGTGCTTACTACGATGACTTTATTGAGTATAGCAAATGGTGGAGCTTGCTTGGTCCTGGCATTCATAAAGTCAATGGAATGACAAGAGAGGTAGATACCTATGAACTGAAACGAAAGCTATGGTTGGCTCTAAATTCAATTAACGTTTTAGAAGGAGTACGATTCTATGTTTCGTTTGCTTGTAGCTGGGCTTTTGCTGAGCTTAAAAGAATGGAAGGTAACGCTAAAATTATTAAGTTCATTGCTCGTGACGAAAATACGCACCTTGCTGCTAGTCAGTCTATTATTAAAACTCTTCCGAAAGAAGACAAAGACTTCGAAAAAATAGCAGTTGAAATGCAAGATCAAGTTGTAGATATGTTTAAATCTGCAGTAGATCAAGAAAAAATCTGGGCTGATTACTTATTTAAAGATGGTTCTATGATTGGCTTAAATGCTAACCTCCTATATAACTATATTGAATGGATCGCAAATAAAAGAATGAAAGCTCTTGGTTTGCCATCACCATATCAAGTACCACAGGCTAATCCACTTCCTTGGACAGAGAAATGGATTGGCGGCGGTAATGTACAAGTTGCACCTCAGGAAACTGAAATTAGCTCGTATGTTATTGGTGGTGTAAAACAAGATGTTAACAATGATCTATTAAAAGGAATGACCCTATAATGAAAATTGATGTTTATACACAATATGATCCGCCTTGTAGTTATTGCATGGCGACTAAAGCATCACTCCATAGTAAAAATATGGAGTTTAATGAATACGTGGTTGGAAAGGATTTGACCAGAGATGAACTAAGAGAGCAGTTCCCACTAGCTCGTACTATGCCAGTAATTCTTGTTGATGGCAAATATGTTGGCGGTTATAATGAACTTATGAATCGCCTGCTTGGTGATGCTGTTAGTGGGATGTCTTTATGATAGAATGCTTTTCGTGTAAATGCAAATTCAAAGTACAATTTGAAGATGACGATGATAAAGTAACCTTTTGCCCCTCCTGTGGAGAAGAAATGTTAGAAGAGATAAATATCTCTGAAGGACATATTATTTTTGACACAGGTGAAGAAGAATGGGATTAACTTGGTACTATGAGAACAAACCATTTGATACCACACCCGATGACTACCAAGGATTCGTGTATGTTATCACAGAATTGGCTACAGAGAAGAAATATCTCGGTAAAAAGAATTTCTGGCGGCCTAAAGTTCTACCAAAAAATTCAAAGAGATCTCGAAGAGTCAGATCGAAGGTTGAGAGTGATTGGAGAACGTACTATGGATCTAACAAGGAGCTCGCTCTCCTCGTTGAGTCCAAGGGACCGGCTGGCTATAAAAGAGAAATATTACGACTCTGTAAGACAAAAGGAGAAATGTCATACTTCGAAGCCAAGTACCAATTTGATAACGAGGTTCTTCTCTCGGATAAATGGTACAACGAATTCATAGGATGTAAAATACATTCTCGCCATATTAAGGGTTTACAATCAAAGGAAAGTGTGTTATAATATAAGTATGAAAGAAAAAGGTAGCAACATAATTCCGTTTCCAAATAAGATGCCTGATAAGATTGTTAAGGAATCTTATGATTTGGATACTGTACACCACGTCGTTAATGTCGTGTTAGAAGAACTAGAAGATCTCGGTTATAATATCGATGATGATCAGTTCAAACGCGATATAAGTGTGGTGGCTAATATGTTGTATGCTTCTTTTGCAAGAGACCATGACTATAATAAGCATGTGTTTCATTTTATTATGGATGAATGCCATAAAATGATAGTTGCAGCAAAAGTGTTCGCTGATGCGCATAGAGATAAAATGCCAATAGAACCACTTGTTGATGACGATGTTGAAATTGAATATGATGAGGACCCTTCCAATGATAATAGTAGACTATAACGCAATTGCAATTGCAGGCGTAATCACACAAAAGATGAAAATTGACGAACATCTAATTCGTCATATGATACTCAATACCATTCGAATGTACAATAAAAAATTCAAGAATGAGTATGGTCAAATGGTTATTGCTTGTGATCATTCATCTTGGAGACGGGAAGTCTTTCCACAGTATAAAGCATCTCGCAAAAAAGGCCGTGAAGAGTCTAGCCTAGATTGGAATGAAATCTTTCGTATCATTAATCAGGTACGAGAAGAAATTCTTGAAAATATGCCATACAAGGTTATTCATATCGAACGTTGTGAGGCTGATGACATCATTGGTACACTAGTACATGATACACAAGAGTTCGGTCGTCATCAAAAGGTTATGATTATTTCAGCTGACAAAGACTTTATTCAACTACATAAGTTTAATAATGTTCGTCAATATAGTCCAATGCAAAAGAAATTTGTTGAACATCCTAACCCACGTTTATATGCCCTTGAGCATGTACTTAAAGGCGATAGTGGAGATGGTGTACCAAATGTACTCAGTGAAGATAATGTCTTTGTTGAAGGTATCCGTCAAACACCAGTTACTCAGAAAAAGATTGATGCTATTTTAGCTGATCTAGATGATGGTGAATTGCTTTATGCAGCTTCTTGGTACCGTAACTATCAACGCAATGATACACTAATTAATCTTGCTAATACACCACAAGAGCTTAAAACTGAAATTATAAATACGTTTGACGGACAAGATCCATGGCATAAGCAGGGAAAGATGTTTCCTTACTTTGTCCAAAAACGCTGTAAAATGTTAATTGAATGTATTGAGGATTTTAAGAATGGCTAAAGAAATAAACCCAAGTAAAATGTCTATCCATGAGGTACTTGAACTTGTGGCTAAGGCTCCAACTAAAGTAGAGAAATCAAAGGTACTAAAGACCTATGAGTCACTGGCTTTGAAAACTATTCTACGTGGAGGTTTTGATGAAAAGCTTCTATTTAATTTACCAAAAGGTAAATCACCGTATGAACCAGCTAATTTGCAAGAAGTAAGAGCTGCAAATACTCATCAATCGATGAAAAAAATGCGGTACTTTGTAAAGGGTGGTGAAGGTGATCGCATCATGGCTCCTAAAAGAGAAAAGATGTGGATTGGTATTTTGGAAACAGTATTACCAGAAGACGCTAAGTTATTTGATCTAATGAAGGACAAAAAACTTATGGGTGAATATAAAGGAGTTACAAAAAAACTTGTCCAAGACACTTGGCCGAATTTGATTAAAGAATAAATAAAGTCATGATTAAGTTTATACTACATCATTGCCTCGCCTGCACAGACAATCGTCTTGCGGGCTTTTTTTAACTTCAGTAACAAAAAGGAGAGTACTATTTCGCTTACCTCATCTAACCTTTATAGAAGGAGAAAAGATTTGCGTGGATCTCAAATAGAAAGACTTAAAAGAGACTCAAGGGAATTAAAACACTATATGAAGAAAATGGAGAAAAGAGGAGACACGAATCTAGTACATAAACTCAAAACTAAATACGAATATCTAAATTACAGAATTAGTGAAATTGAATTGGATATTGCAGTTTAGGGTTTACAAATAGTGAAAAATGTGTTATAATATAAGTACATAATGAGGAATTGATATGAATATTTTTATACTAGATAAAGATCCAACCATTGCAGCTCAAATGCAATGTGACAAACATGTTGTTAAGATGATCGTGGAATCAGCACAAATGTTGAGCACGGCTCATAGGATGCTAGACGGCAAACTAATTAAAAAGCCCTCAAAGTCAGGCAAACGTATGGTTAACTATTACTGCTTGTATGAAGGCGCAGATGATCTAGAAGCCGAACTCCTATACTATAAAGCCGTACACCACGGTCATCCATGTACTGTATGGACAATGGAATCATCTGAAAATTACAAATGGCATTGGGAACATTTCTATGCATTGTGCAAAGAATATACATATCGGTATGCTAAAACACATGAAACAGAAAACAAACTACTATGGCCATTACAAAGTTTGCCTAGGAACATACCCATGAGTAA